ATGGACGACGGATTTTCCCCTGACCGGGGAACGGAGCTCGGGGCGCGGCTGGCGCGGATCCTGCTGCTGCTCGACTCCAGCGCCGCGGACGTGGCGGAGAAGATCGCACAGTTGCAGGCGGGGAACGACGCGGCGGCCGAGGCCGCCGCCCGGAAGCTGACGGAACTGCGGAAGTGGGCGCAGCTCGCCTATGAGGAGCGCAACAGAATTGACAAGCTCATTCGGGACTACGCGGACGGGAACCCGGAGCATGCGATCGACTTTGCCGAGGCACGCGCTGAGATCGGGCGCCGCCTGGATCGCCTCCGCGCCGCAGGAGGTGCAGGAGAGGTTCCTGGCTGAGCTTTCCGAGGCGGAGCTGATCGCGCTGCCCTGGATGTTCGAGTTCTGGGCGCTGCCGCACCAGATGCCGCCGGAGGGCGAGGACTGGCGGACCTGGGTGATCCTCGGCGGACGCGGCGCGGGCAAGACGCGCGCCGGGGCCGAGTGGGTGCGCACCATGGTCGAGGGCGACCGGCCGACCGATCCCGGCCGGGCGCGGCGCGTGGCGCTGGTGGCCGAGACGATCGACCAGGCGCGGGAGGTCATGGTCTTCGGCGAGAGCGGCATCCTGGCCTGCACGCCGCCGGACCGGACCCCGGCCTGGGAGGCGACGCGCAAGCGGCTGGTGTGGCCGAACGGCGCGGTGGCGCAGCTCTTCTCGGCGCACGATCCCGACGGGCTCAGGGGCCCGCAGTTCGATGCCGCCTGGGCGGACGAGCTGGCCAAGTGGAAGCGCGCCGAGGAGGCCTGGACGATGCTGCAGTTCGCGCTGAGGCTCGGCGAGCATCCCCAGCAGGTGGTGACGACGACGCCGCAGAACGTGAAGGTGCTGCGCGAGCTTCTGTCGGCGAACTCGACGGTGGTCACGACGGCGCCGACCGAGGCGAACCGGGCGCATCTGCCGGCTTCGTTCCTGAGCGAGGTCTACGGCCGCTACGCCGGCACGCGCCTCGGGCGGCAGGAGCTGGAGGGCCGGCTGGTCGAGGATGTGGAAGGCGCCTACTGGACGACGGCGATGCTCGAGGCGGCGCGGGTGGACCGGCTGCCGGAGTTCGACCGGATCGTGGTGGCGGTGGATCCGCCCGTGACCGGCCATTCGCGGTCGGACGAATGCGGGATCGTGGCCGCCGGGGTGGTGATGCAGGGCCCGCCGCAGGCCTGGCGCGCGGTCGTGCTCGGGGATGCGAGCGTCCGGGGCGCCTCGCCCCGCGAATGGGCGGAGGCCGCGGTGGCCGCCTATCATCGCCACGGGGCGGCGACCCTGGTCGCCGAGGTGAACCAGGGCGGCGATCTGGTGGGCGACCTGATCCGGCAGACCGATCCGACGGTGCGGATCAGGACCGCGCGGGCGCGGCTGAACAAGGCGGCGCGGGCCGAGCCGGTGGTCGCGCTCTACGAGCAGGGGCGGGTGGGCCATGTGCGGGGCCTGGCCGAGCTGGAAGAGCAGATGTGCCGGATGACGGTTACCGGTTACCGCGGGCAGGGCAGTCCCGACCGGGTGGACGCGCTGGTCTGGGCGCTGACCGAGCTGATGGTCGAGCCCGCGCGGTCGGGCGCCGGGTCCGGCGCGCGCATCCGCTCGCTCGGCTAGGCGGCAGGGACGACTTCGAGAACGGCGGCGAGGGCGGCGGCAGGCCGCAGCCGGCCCCTGCGGGGCGCCGGACCCCCCGCGTGCGTGCCAAGGAATGAGGAGCGACAAGGCGATGGTGTTCGACTTCATGAAGCGGCGGGCCGCGGCGGCGGCGCCGGAGGCCAAGGCCAGCGCGGCCGGGCCTGTGATCGCCTGGTCGGGCGCGGGCCGGGCAGCCTGGTCGCCGCGCGACACGGGAAGCCTGACCCGGACGGGGTTCACCGGCAACCCGGTCGGCTTCCGGTCGGTGAAGCTGATCGCCGAGGCCGCCGCGGCGCTGCCGCTTGTCCTGCAGGACCGCGAGCGGCGCTACGAGGTGCACGCGGTTCTCGACCTGATCGCCCGGCCGAACCCGATGCAGGGGCGGGCGGAATTCCTCGAGGCGCTCTACGGCCAGATCCTGCTGAGCGGGAACGGTTACGTGGAGGCCGCGGGTTCCGCTGACGGGTCGCTTCCGGGCGAGCTGCACGTGCTGCGCTCGGACCGCATGAGTCTGGTGCCGGGGCCCGACGGCTGGCCGGTTGCCTACGACTACACCGTGGGCGCGCGCAGGCACCGCTTCGACGTGACGGGGGCGCCGGCGCCGGTGCTGCACATCAAGAGCTTCCATCCGCAGGACGACCACTACGGCCTTTCGCCCATGCAGGCGGCGGCCAGCGCGATCGACGTGCACAACTCGGCCTCGGCCTGGTCGAAGGCGCTGCTCGACAACGCGGCCCGGCCGTCGGGCGCGATCGTCTATCGCGGCGCGGACGGGCAGGGGAGCCTTTCGGAGGACCAGTACGACCGGCTGGTGGGGGAGATCGAGAGCTACCACATGGGCGCGCGGAACGCCGGGCGGCCGATGCTGCTCGAGGGCGGCCTCGACTGGAAGCCGATGGGCTTCAGCCCCTCGGACATGGAGTTCCACAAGACCAAGGAGGCCGCCGCGCGCGAGATCGCGCTGGCCTTCGGCGTGCCGCCGATGCTGCTCGGCATCCCGGGCGACGCGACCTATGCCAACTATCAGGAAGCGAACCGCGCGCTCTACCGGCTGACGGTGGTGCCGCTTGCGCAGAAGGTGGCGGCGGCGCTGTCGCACTGGCTGTCGGCCTTCGCGGGCGAGGCGCTGGAGCTGAAGCCCGACCTCGACCAGGTGCCGGCGCTTGCGGCCGAGCGCGACACGCAATGGCGGCGGGTCAGCGAGGCGGACTTCCTGAGCGATGCCGAGAAGCGGGCGCTCCTGGGCCTGCCCCGGCTGACGGACGGGGACTGAGCCCGTGACGGCGCGCAGGCGCGCCGCCGCGGACGGCGGGTCGCGCTTTCTCTACGAGCCCTTCGCCTTCGCCTCGGTCCATCAGGTCGAGGCGCACGAGCGCATCGTGGAGAGCCGGCTCGGGGGCATGGAGCGGCAACTGAAGCGGCTGGAAGAGGCACTGGAGCGCCTGGAGCGGCGGCTCTGGACCTGCGTCTACGGCGTGGCGGCGGTGGTGCTGGCGGAGGTCGCCAGGGCCTACCTGGATTTCGGGCTGGGAGGATAGCCGGATGTGGGAAACGATCGGAGCCCCGGGGCTCGAGACGAAGTTCTGCCGGGTGAGCGGCGTGACGGTCGGCGACGACGCGACGGTGGAGGGCTATGCCTCGCTGTTCGGGACGGTCGACCAGGGCGGCGACGCGGTGCTTCCGGGCGCCTTCGCTGCGAGCCTGAAGGCGGGGCGGCGCATCAAGATGCTCTGGCAGCACGATCCGCTGCAGCCGATCGGCGTCTGGGATGACGTGCGGGAGGACAACCGCGGCCTCTGGGTTCGCGGCCGGATCCTGACGGACGTCGCCAGGGGCCGGGAGGCGGCGGCACTGGTCGCCGCGGGCGCGATCGACGGACTTTCGATCGGCTACCGCACCAAGCGGGCCGAGCGGGACGGCAAGGGGCGGCGGCTCCTCGCCGAGGTGGAGCTCTGGGAGGTGTCGATCGTGACGTTCCCGATGCTCTCGCAGGCGCGGGTCGGAACCAAGGAGGCCGCAGGCCCCGAGGACGCGGCCCTGCGCGACCTGGCGGAGGCGCTGCACGAGGCGCGCCGCCAGATGGGCCGCGACTGACCGCCGCCGGCCGTTCACGACGCCAATCACCAGACGGGATCAAGCGATGAGCAAGACCGAGACCACGGCCCGCACCGGGCAGGCTGCGCCGGGCGATGCCGGCCCGGCGGCGGAGGTGAAATCCGCGCTGACCGGATTTCTGAGCGATTTCAGGAATTTCCAGACAGACATTTCCCAGAGGCTTCAACAACAGGAAGAGCGACTGACCATGCTGGACCGCAAGACCGCGATGACCCATGCCCCGGCGGGGCGCCCCGCCCTTTCCGCGGCCGCCGAGACCGCGGCGCCGCACCAGAAGGCGTTCGACACCTACCTGCGCACCGGCGACGACAGCGCGCTGCGCGGCCTCGTCCTGGAGGGCAAGGCGCTCTCGACCGCGGTCAACGCCGACGGCGGCTACCTCGTCGATCCTGAGACGGCGGCGACGATCCAGGGCGTGCTCAAGTCGACCGCCTCGATCCGGTCGATCTCGAACGTCGTCAACGTGATGGCGAACTCGTTCGACGTGCTGGTCGACCACGGCGAGGTCGGCTCGGGCTGGGGCACCGAGACGGGCCCGGTCACCGAGACGGCGACGCCGACGATCGAGCGGATCTCGATCCCGCTGCACGAGCTTTCGGCGCTGCCGAAGGCGAGCCAGCGTCTGCTCGACGACAGCGCCTTCGACATCGAGGGCTGGCTCGCCGACCGGATCGCGCAGAAGTTCGCCCGCGCCGAGGCGTCGGCCTTCATCTCGGGTGACGGCAACGGTCGCCCGCGCGGGTTCCTCGCGCACCCGGCCGTGGACGACTCGCTCTGGACCTGGGGCTCGATCGGCTATGTCCCGACCGGCGCCGCGGGCGATTTCGAGGCGACCAACCCCTCGGACGCGATCGTGGACCTCGTCTATGCGCTCGACGCCGAATACCGCGCCAACGCGACCTTCGTGATGAACTCCAAGACTGCGGGCGCGGTGCGCAAGATGAAGGATGCCGACGGCCGGTTCCTGTGGTCGGACGGCCTCGCGGCCGGAGAGCCGGCGCGGCTGATGGGCTATCCGGTCCTGATCGCCGAGGACATGCCCGACATCGCGGCAGGGTCCTACGCGATCGCCTTCGGCGACTTCCGCGCCGGCTACACCATCGCCGAGCGTCCCGACCTGAGGATCCTGCGGGATCCGTTCTCGGCCAAGCCGCACGTCCTGTTCTATGCCACAAAGCGCGTGGGCGGCGACGTGAGCGACTTCGCCGCGATCAAGCTGATGCGGTTCGCCGTGTCGTGAGACCGGCGAGAGGCGCGGGCCGGCCGTTTGCCGGACCGCGCCCCGGCCGGGCGTGCGCGACGGGTCTTCGGCCCCGACCCTGCATCCGTCTGCTGCTCCCTCCGTCCGATGGCGGGGAGCGCGCGCCCGGCTTCAGGCTGCCCTACCGGACACCGCGCCGGCCAGACCGGCGAGACCCCTGAGAGCGAGAGACTTCCGACATGATGCTGATCGAAGAGACCCAGGTGCCGGGTACGGCCCTGCCGTTGCAGGCGCTGAAGGATCACCTTCGGCTGGGCACCGGCTTCGCCGATACGGGCACGGCGGACCTCTACCTCGAGGAGTTGCTGCGCGCGGCCCTGGCGGCTGTCGAGTCCCGCACCGGCAAGGCGCTGTTCCAGCGGGATTTCCGCTGGTCGGTGACGCGGTGGCGGCAGCCCCATTCGCAGGCGCTGCCGATCGCCCCGGTCTCGGCGATCCTGTCGGTGACGGTGGCCGACCGGGCCGGGGCCGAGACGGTGGTGGACGCGGGCCGCTACTGGCTGGAGCGGGACAGCCAGAGGCCGCGGCTGAAGGCCACCGGGAGCGTGCTGCCGGCGATCCCCACCGGGGGGACGGCCGAGATCCGGATGCGGGCCGGCTTCGGGCCGGACTGGGCGAGCCTGCCGGCCGAGTTGCGCCAGGCGGTGCTGCTGATCGCCGCGGGCTACTTCGAGCGCCGCCACGAGGAGGGCGCGGAACCCGGCGCGATGCCGTTCGGGGTGATGGCGCTGATCGAGCGGTGGCGCACGGTGCGCGGCTTCGGGAGCGCCTTCTGATGCGGGCGCCGCGTCTGAACCGCCGGCTGGAGCTCGAGGCGCCGCAGCGCGTGCCTGACGGAGCGGGCGGGTTCGCGGTGGTGTGGACGACGCTCGGGACCCATTGGGCGGAGGTGCGGCCCGGCGCCGGGCGCGAGAGCGCGGGCGAGTTCCTCACGGTCTCGGCCGTGCCCTACCGCATCGTCGTGCGCGCAGCACCCGTGGACAGCGATGCCCGGCCCCGGCCGGATCAGCGGTTCCGCGAGGGTGCAAGGCTGTTCCGCATCAGTGCGGTCACCGAGCACGACCCGGCGGGCCACTACCTGGTGTGCTTCGCGCTGGAGGAGGCGACGGCATGAGCTATGCATCCGCGGCGGCGCTGCAGGCGGCCGTCTACCAGCGGCTGATGGGCGACAGCGCGGTGGATGCGCTGGTCGGCAGCGCGATCTACGACGCCGTGCCGCCGGGACCCCTGCCGCCGCTCTATCTCAGCATCGGCCCCGAGGACGTGCGCGACCGGTCCGACAAGACCGGCGCCGGCGCCGAGCACGACTTCACGGTGAGCGTGGTGACGGAGGCGGCCGGTTTCCAGACCGCGAAGGCGCTCGCGGGCGCGGTCAGCGACTCGCTGGTCGGCGCGGAGCTTCTGCTGTCGCGCGGGCGCGTGGTGGACATCTGGTTCCTGCGCGCGCGGGCCCGGCGCGTCGGTGCGGCGGACCAGCGCCGGATCGACCTGTGGTTCCGCGCCCGCGTGGACATCGACTGAACTGAACATTGCGGAGTGACAGAGCATGGCGGCGCAAAGCGGCAAGGACCTTCTTCTCAAGCTCGACATGAACGGGACGGGCACGTTCGAGACCATCGCGGGCCTCAGGGCGACGCGGATCAGCTTCAACGCCGAGACGGTGGACGTGACCAGCCTGGAGAGCCAGGGCGGCTGGCGCGAGCTGCTGGCGGGGGCAGGCGTGAAGTCGGCCGCCGTCTCGGGGTCGGGGGTGTTCAAGGACGCGGCCACCGACGAGCGGGCGCGGGCGGTGTTCTTCGCCGGCGAGACGCCCGAGTTCCAGGTGATCATCCCCCATTTCGGCACCGTGGAGGGACCGTTCCAGATCACCGCGATCGAGTATGCGGGCAGCCACAACGGCGAGGCGACCTACGAGATGAGTCTCGCCTCGGCGGGCGCGCTGACCTTCACGGCGCACTGATGGCGAACCCGTGGGCGGGGGAGGTCGAGCTCACCATCGATGGCGTGCCGCGGCGCCTGAAGCTGACGCTCGGCACGCTTGCGGAGCTCGAGGCGGCGCTCGGGGCGGAGAGCCTGGTGGCGCTGGTCGAGCGGTTCGAGGCGGGGAGGTTCTCGACCCGCGAGGTGCTCCTGCTGATCGTGGCGGGCCTGAGGGGCGGCGGCTGGCGGGGCACGGCGGAGGACCTGCGGTCGGCCGAGATCGCGGGCGGCCCGCTTGCCGCCGCGCGGACCGCCGCGGAGCTTCTGGTGCGGGCGTTCCAGCTGCCGCCCGTGCAAGAGCGGTGAGCCGGATCGACTGGCCGGGGCTGATGCGGCTGGGTCTGCGCGGCCTCGGGCTGACGCCGGCGGAGTTCTGGGCGCTGACGCCGGCGGAGCTGATGCTGATGCTGGGCGAGGCGGAGGGTGCCACGCCGCCGCTCACCCGCGCCCGGCTCATGGAACTGGCGGCGGCCTATCCCGACGCCGAGGGGAAGGGGACCAAGGATGCTTGAGGCGGACGGGCTCGACGGGCTCGAGGACCAGGTGCGGGGGCTCGAGGCGAGCCTCGCGGGCGCGCAGGGCGTGGCGGCGGCCTTTGACGGCGAGCTCGCGCGGATGCGCGAGACGATGGCCGCGACGGGCCGCGACGTGGCGGGCCTCTCGAACGCCGTCGGCCGCGGGCTGCGCGCCGCCTTCGAGGGCGTCGTGTTCGACGGCATGAAGCTGTCGGATGCGATGAAGGGGCTTGCGCTCTCGATCTCGGAGGCGGCCTATGCGGCGGCGATCCGGCCGGTGCAGCAGCATTTCGGCCAGCTGATCGCGGGCGGCATCGAGAACCTCGTCGGCGGGCTCCTTCCCTTCGCGAAGGGCGGCTCGTTCGCGCAGGGGCGGGTGGTTCCCTTCGCGCAGGGCGGGATCGTGACCGCGCCGACGATGTTCCCGATGCGCGGCGGGCGGGGCCTGATGGGCGAGGCGGGGCCGGAGGCGATCATGCCGCTGGCGCGCGGCGCCGACGGGCGGCTCGGCGTGCAGATGCAGGGCGGCGGGCGGCCGGTGAACGTGGTGATGAACATCACCACGCCCGACGTGGAGGGCTTCCGCCGCAGCCAGGGACAGATCGCCGCGCAGGTCACGCGCGCGCTCGGCCGGGGCCAGCGCAACCGCTGAGGCGCCGGGCAGGCGGAGGGGCCGGGGGGCTGCCTGCCCCCCGGACCCCCCGGGAGTATTTCGGACAGGATGAACGGGCGCCTCTTGCGCCCGGGGCCCGGCAGGAGCAGCCGCCGAGGAGGGATGATGTTTCACGAGATCCGGTTTCCCGCGAACCTGAGCTTCGGTTCGGTCGGCGGGCCAGAGCGGCGCACCGAAGTGGTGACGCTGGCCAACGGCTTCGAGGAGCGCAACACGCCCTGGGCGCATTCGCGCCGGCGCTACGACGCGGGGGTGGGTCTGAGGAGCCTCGACGACGTCGAGGCGCTGATCGCCTTCTTCGAGGCGCGGCGCGGGCGGCTCTTCGGGTTCCGCTGGAAGGACTGGTCGGACTACAAGTCGTGCCTGCCGTCACGGGAGGTGAGCTTCACCGACCAGGTTATCGGAACCGGCGACGGGCAGACGGCCGCGTTCCAGCTGACGAAGCGCTATGCCTCCGGGCCGGCGGAGTATGTGCGGCCGATCCTGAAGCCGGTGCAGGGCACCGTGCGGGTCGGCCTGAGCGGCGACCAGCTGGTGGAGACGGTCAACTACACGGTCGACTACGCGCGCGGACAGGTCACCTTCGCGGAGGCGCCCGACCTCGGGGCCGAGATCAGCGCGGGATTCGAGTTCGATGTTCCGGTCCGGTTCGACACCGACCGGATCCAGACCTCGGTGGCGAGCTTCCAGGCGGGCGAGGTGCCCACGGTGCCGGTGGTGGAGGTGCGGATCTGATGCCGGTTCCCGCTGACCTTCTGGCGCATCTGGCCGGGCGCGCGACGACCGTCTGCCGGTGCTGGGCGCTGAGGCGCGCCGACGGTCGCGTCCTGGGCTTCACCGACCACGACACCGACCTTGCCTTCGAGGGGATCGTGTTCCGGGCCGGCACCGGCCTGACGGCGCGTGCCCTGCAGCAGACGACCGGGCTGTCGGTTGACAACACCGAGGCGCTCGGCGCGCTTTCGGATGCGAGCCTGACCGAGGAGGACATCCTGGCGGGGCGCTACGACGATGCCGAGGTGACGGCCTGGCTTGTCAACTGGGCGGCGGTGGAGCAGCGCGTGCTGCAGTTCCGCGGGACCGTGGGCGAGGTGAAGCGGGCGGGCGGCGCCTTCCAGGCAGAGCTGCGCGGGCTGACCGAGGCGCTGAACCAGCCGCAGGGGCGGGTCTACCAGAGGCAGTGCACGGCGGTCCTCGGCGACGGGCACTGCCGCTTCGACCTGACGCGGCCCGGCTATGCGACGGAGCGTGAGGTGGAGGAGGTGGATGCGGGCCGCGTGTTCCGCTTCGCCGCGATGGCGGGGTTCGACGACCGCTGGTTCGAACGGGGGCGCGTGCGCCTTCTGACCGGGCGGGCCGCCGGCCTTGTGGGGGTCGTGAAGAACGACCGCGCGGAAGGCGCCGGCCGACGCATCGAGCTCTGGGAAGGCATCGCCCTGCCGGTCGGCGCGGGAGACATGATCCGGATCGAGGCGGGGTGCGACAAGCGCGCCGAGACCTGCCGGCTGAAGTTCCAGAACTTCCTGAACTTCAGGGGGTTCCCGGACATTCCCGGCGAGGACTGGCTGATGAGCTACCCGGTGCGTTCGGGCGCCAATACCGGCGGCAGCCGGACGTCCCGGGCATGAGCGCGCTCGCGGAGCGCGCGGTGGCCGAGGCGCGGGCCTGGATCGGCACGCCCTACCGGCACCAGGCGGCGACGAGGGGTGCGGGGGCCGACTGCCTGGGGCTGATCCGCGGTGTCTGGCGCGCGCTCTACGGCCGCGAGCCTGAGGCCGTGCCGGCCTATACGCCGGACTGGGCGGAGCCGAGCCGGGAGGAGGCGCTCTGGGCGGCGGCGCTGCGCCACCTGGTGCCGCGGCCGGGAACGGTGCCGGCGGCGGGCGACGTCATCCTGTTCCGCATGCGGGACGGGATGGTGGCCAAGCATCTCGGGCTCTGCGCGGCGGTTGGCGCGGAGGCGAGCTTCGTCCACGCCTACTGCGGACATGGCGTGGTGGAGAGCCCGCTGTCGGCCCCCTGGGCGCGGCGGATCGTGGCGTGTTTCGGATTTCCCGAGGGGGTGCGCTGATGGCGACAATCGTGCTTTCGGCCGTCGGTGCCGCCGTGGGCGGCGCGATCGGCGGCGGCGTGCTGGGACTGTCGACGGCCGTGATCGGCCGGGCGGTGGGCGCCACCATCGGACGTGTCATCGACCAGCGGCTGATGGGATCGGGCTCGGGCGTCGTTGAGACCGGCAAGGTGGACCGTTTCCGGCTGACGGGGGCGAGCGAGGGCGCGCCGGTCACGCAGGTCTGGGGCCGCACCCGCGTCGCGGGCCAGGTCATCTGGGCGACCCGCTTCCAGGAGAACGTGGCGACCAGCGGTGGCTCGGGCAAGGGTGCGCCGAGGCAGCCGCGGACCCGCAGCTACAGCTACAGCGTGAGCCTTGCGATCGCGCTCTGCGAGGGCGTGATCACGCGAGTCGGCCGGATCTGGGCCGACGGGGTGGAGATCGCGAGAGACCAGATCCAGATGCGCGTCTATACCGGAACCGAGGACCAGCTCCCCGATCCGAAGATCGCTGCGGTCGAGGGTGCCGGCTACGCGCCGGCCTACCGGGGGATCGCCTATGTGGTGATCGAGGATCTGGATCTCGGCCCGTTCGGCAACCGCGTGCCGCAGCTGACCTTCGAGGTGGTCCGGCCTGCGGCAGGCGGAGCAGGCGCGGCTGCGGGACTGGACGACATCCTGCAGGGCGTCGCGCTGATCCCGGGGACCGGCGAGTACCTCCTGGCAACGACCCCGGTCCACTACGCGGAGGGGCCGGGCGTGAACCGCACGGCAAACGTCCACGCTTCGGCGGGCGGGACGGATTTCACCGTGTCGATGGACATGCTCGGGGAGGAGCTGCCGCAGGCCAACTCGGTCCTGACGGTGGTTGCCTGGTTCGGCGACGACCTGAGATGCGGGAACTGCACGGTCCGCCCCAAGGTCGAGCAGGCCCAGTACGACGGTGTCGGGATGCCCTGGCGGGTATCGGGGCTGACGCGGGAACAGGCGCAGGTCGTGCCGAAGATCGACGGCGCGTCGATCTACGGCGGGACGCCGGCGGACCGGGCGGTGATGGAGGCGCTCTCCTCGATCCGCGCACGCGGGCAGAAGGCGGTCTTCTACCCGTTCGTCCTGATGGATCAGCTCCCCGGCAACACGCTTCCCGATCCCCTGACGGGGGGCATCGGGCAGCCCGCGCTGCCGTGGCGCGGGCGGATCACCACCTCGCTCGCCCCCGGCCTTCCGGGCTCGCCCGACGGGACGGCGGCGGCCGAGGCGCAGGTGGCGGCGTTCTTCGGCAATGCCCAGCCGGAGCAGTTCACCGTGGGCGCGTCGGGCGTGACCTACACCGGAGCGGCCGACTGGGGCTTCCGCCGGATGATCCTGCACTATGCGCATCTCTGCGTGGCCGCCGGCGGGGTCGATGCCTTCTGCATCGGCTCGGAGTTGCGCGGCCTCACGCAGATCCGCGGCCCTGGCGGCAGCTTCCCGGCCGTCGCACGCCTGAGGCAGCTTGCCGCGGACGTCCGGTCGATCCTCGGGCCGTCGGTCAGGATCGGCTATGCGGCCGACTGGACCGAATACTTCGGCTACCATCCGCAGGACGGATCGGGCGACGTCTACTTCCACCTCGATCCGCTCTGGGCCGACCCCAACATCGATTTCATCGGCATCGACAACTACATGCCGCTGTCGGACTGGCGCGACGGCTTCGACCATGCCGATGCGTCCTGGGGCTCGATCCACTCGCTCGACTACCTCAAGGCCAATGTCGAGGGTGGCGAGGGCTACGACTGGTATTACGATTCGCCCCAGGGCCGCGCCGCGCAGCTACGCCTGCCGATCGAGGATGGTGCCCATGGTGAGCCGTGGGTGTTCCGCTACAAAGACATCCGCAACTGGTGGGGGAATCCGCACCACGAGCGGATCGGCGGAGTGCGCCAGCCGGCACCGACACCGTGGGTTCCGAGATCGAAGCCGGTCTGGTTCACCGAGATCGGCTGTGCGGCGCTCGACAAGGGCACGAACGAGCCGAACAAGTTCCTCGACGTGCGCTCCTCGGAATCCGCGGTGCCGCATTTCTCGAACGGCACGAGGGACGACCTGATCCAGGCACAATACTACCGGGCCCTGCTCGGCTACTGGGCGGAGCCCGGGAGGAATCCCGTCTCCGAGGTCTATGGCGGGCCGATGATCGACCTCGGACGCGCCCATGCCTGGGCATGGGACACGCGCCCCTATCCGCAGTTTCCGGGCCTGTCTGACCTGTGGACGGACGCCGGCAACTACCGCCGGGGGCACTGGCTCAACGGCCGCACCAGCGCTCAGTCGCTGGCCTCGGTCGTGACGGAGATCTGCGCCCGGTCAGGGGTCGAGGAGGTGGACGTGGAGGCCCTTCACGGACTGGTGCGCGGCTACTCGGTGGCCGAGGTCGAGTCCGCGCGGGCCGCACTGCAGCCGCTGATGCTCGCCTACGGCTTCGAGGCGATCGAACGCGAGGGACGACTTGTCTTCCGCAATCGCGGGCAGCGGCCCGAGCGCGATCTCACGGTTGATGACCTTGCCCTCATGGAAGAGCAGGAGAGCGCCATCGAGACCGTCCGCGCACCTGCGGCCGAAGTCGCGGGGCGCGTCCGGCTGACGCATGTCGAGGCGGATGGCGACTACGAGGCGCGGACGGCGGAGGCGATCTTTCCCGACGAGCGGACCATCTCGGTCTCGACCTCGGAGCTGCCACTTGTGCTGACGGCGGCCGAGGGCCGGGCCGTCGTCGAGCGTTGGCTGGCCGAGTCGCGTGTGGCCCGCGATTCGGCGCGCTTCGCGTTGCCGCCCTCGGCCCTTGCGCTCGGGGCGGGGGATGTCGTGCGTCTCGTCGCCGGGGATACGGCGGCCACCTACCGGATCGACCGCGTCGACCAGGCGGGTGCGAGCCTGATCGAGGCTGTGCGGGTCGAGCCGGAGACGCAGGTGCCGAGCGATGCGGTGGAGGAGGCAGTCGGCCTCAGGCCATTCGCGCCGCCGCTTCCCGTCCTTCCGCTGTTCCTCGATCTGCCGCTCATCACCGGTGCAGAAGTGCCGCACGCGCCGCACCTGGCCGTCGCGGCGGATCCGTGGCCCGGCAGCGTCGCGGTCTACTCGGCACCCGGCGGGGACGCCGGCTACGAGCTCAACCGGCTCATCGGACAGGGTGCGGTGGTCGGAACGACGGAAAGCGTTCTTTCCGCGGCAGTCCCGGGTCTCATCGACCGGGGAGAGCCGCTCCGGGTGCGGATCGGGTCGGGGACGCTGGCATCTGCGACGGAAGCCGCGCTCTTCGCCGGGGCGAACCTTGCAGCGATCGGGGATGGTTCGGCGGCCAACTGGGAGCTGTTCCAGTTCCTCGACGCCGCGCTGGTCGCGCCGGGAACCTACGAGCTTTCCGGGCGTCTGCGGGGGCAGCTCGGGACGGACGCTCTCATGCCGGCAGAGTGGCCGGCGGGAAGCACCTTCGTGCTGGTGAACCAGGCGCTCGACCAGATCGAGCTGCCGGCAGCGGCGCGCGGACTGGCCCGAAGCTATCGCATCGGCCCGGCCCAGCGGAGCTACGACGATCCGTCATTCGTTCACCTCGTCGAAGCCTTCGAAGGCGCCGGATTGCGGCCCTATGCGCCGGCGCATCTGCGGTCGGCAAGGGCGGCGAACGGCGATCTGGCCGTGACGTGGATCCGGCGAACGCGGATCGACGGCGACACCTGGGCTTCGGTGGAGGTTCCGCTTGGCGAGGAAACGGAACTCTACGCGATCCGCGTGATCGCCGCCGGCACGGTACGCCGCGAGGCGACAAGCACCGCGCCGGTCTTTCTCTACCCGGCGAGCGCACAGGCGGCGGACGGCGTGACAGCCGGTTTCGTCGTCGAGATCGCGCAGGTTTCGCAGACTTTCGGGCCCGGCCCCTACGCAAGGATCAACATCGATGCCTGA